CGGCTTGTTGACCCATTCTTAGTAAACTAGTTACTACTTTTGTTGCTGTGGTTGCTAATTTAGAAGCAAATAGGGTTGCTCTAACGCCTAGCATTTGAAATCCTGTTGAAAACATCAATTTAAAATTACTAAAGATCGGTAGAACCTTTTGGATTACTTTAGCTATTGTTCCTCCTAATCCACCGAAAGCCACTCGAGTAAGTATGATTCCAGGTAAGACCATCTGGAATGCACCAATAATCATCAATAAACCTGCTACCATCTTTCCTAACCATGGATGAGCTTCTAACATACTACTCGTCCATGCAAAAAAGGAGTTCACCACTTGTAGCACTTTTTGACCTATTGGGGCTATGGCTATTCCAAAATTAACTAGAGTTGTAACTAAGTTACCAATCAAACTCATAACAGTAGGTGCGTTTGTTCTGATATAATCTATAAACTTCTGAAACTGTTGGTTCTCTCCAAGAGTTCTTGCCCATTCTTTGAATCTAGTCATCAAATTCTGCAATCCTGTCATCATATCGGAAGATAAAGGGCCAAAAGCAGAAAACATGTAAACTAATCCAGCTGTAACATCCCTGAAAATAGCTCTTAATTTTGGCATGTTTTCATTGACGTAACTAACGAACGACTGAAACTTTTCGCTTTTGGATAATCCAGCTGCCCAATCTGCAAAGCCTTTAGACATGTTCAAAAAGCCCTGAGCTGTCTTTTCTGCTAAAGGTCCAAAGGCTGTCAACATAGACATTAAACCTTGTAAAATATAACCAATCGATTTACCCGTTTTCTCAAATAAAGGCCCTGCATTTTTATTCATATAATCAAAAAACGCCTTAACTGGAGGTGTATCGAGTGATTTATTTAATGAATTTAATAGGTTGTTTGCTGCTGTAGCTGCGCTTTTAAAAAGTGGTTTAGCCATTTGTAAAGCTTTATTAGCAAATTGCATCGATTTACTAAACGCATCTAGTGCTGGTTTTTCTAATTCTTTAGATATTCCCTGCCAAGTTTTCTTGAACTTATTGAATTCAGCCCTTGCAGCCTTTTGTGCTTTGTTAAGTTTTGTGTTTTCATCAAACAGTTTAGAAATTGCAGGGATTGCTACCGCACCAAAAGCTACTGCCGCCGTTCCTGCAAAACCGAACGCTGTAGCAAGTGCAAATGTAGACCCTGCTAAAACTCCAACCATCGGACCTAACGAACCTATTAATCCAGCAGCTGCTGCAAGTATAGGTACTGTAGAAGGACTAGCCATCAATAGTCCTCCACCCACCATATTACTTAAGACTGTTCCGAAAGAACGTATGGTATTAGCTAACTTGTCCATTTTTCTTTGAAAGGAATCTACTCGTTTCATGGTTTCATCTGATATGACCGTAACCGTTGATTTAGTTTTATTCGGTAAACTTTTTATAGTTTTCCTTACCTCTGCCATCTTACGTCTAAATTCACTTATCCTAGCACCTACTATGGCATTTAAACGTTCATTCAAGTGCTAACCCCCTTTCGGTATAAAAGTAGGTTTAAATCCTTTAAATTTGTTATTTAAGTTAACCAATCGTTCCACATTTTTATCAGTTCCTTTTAACCCCAGTTCTAGATTTCTTCTAGCTTGCTTGGCATTGAATATTTTTCTTTCGTTTGCCCGTTTAGCGTGTTGGGCGTACCGATTTGCCATAGCTGATTTAGCCATAAATTCGTATTGATCTATAATCTTAAGCTGGGCTCCTTTGATAAACGCTTTGTATTGCCAAGGCTCCCAGGATAGAATTAAATCTGGGTCGTGCACGTTTAAGTAATGGGCAGCATCTTCAAATATTTGTTTATAATCTATTGGTTCAAATCGTTTCTTGCTTGCTTCGCTTCCTCGATGATTTCCTGTACTGCTTTCTTCTCCTGTTCCGTTTCCACGAAATCCAACATCATGTTCAAGTTCTTCCAGTATTTCTTTACTTTCTTTCTGAAAAAACCCGAGTTATCTAACCTCTGGAATGCATCTTTAAATAACTGATCTGCATCTCCGTGTTCTTCAATGTGGTTTAGAATAGCAGTTTCAATGGAATCTAGAGAGGGTTTATCCCCTTTTAGATGTGACAAAGCGCAATCCCAAAATGCAGCTAAATAAAGCGTGTCATATTCTAAAAGGTTGCTATAAATAGTAATTAACCCGCCTTGCTTATTTCCTTCTGGGTCTGCTTGGTCATAGCGTTCATTTGCCACTCGTTCGAATTTAAAATCTGTACGTGCTTCATATTGTTTATTTCCTATTGTTAAAGTTGCCATTAGTTCATTCCTCCTAGAATAAAATCAATAAAAAAAAAGAGAGTGGTAAAATACCAATCTCTTAACCCGCTACAGTTGCTCCTGTTTCTCCTGGTTCTTCAAAATCATAATTAGATTTTTGGGTCACTCCCTCTGGGAGAGTGGTTAATACCCCTTCTACTGATTCACCCTCCACTTGTAACGTTGCCGTTACTTCTGTAAAGTTATCTCCTGGGTGGGATTTCTCAACAGATTCAACTAAGCAATAAGCAAACACTGCATCATAAGTTCCTTCTTTATTTGCTATTAGTTCGACTTCCCACACCTTTAACTTTTTCTTTTGTCTTATCGCATTAATTACCGCTTGTTGTCCTGCATCGCCTTTTGTTCCGTAAGCAGTAAGCTCAAAAGATTCACTGTTTTGCCCGTACGCCAAAATCCGGCCCATTTTGGATTGTTCGTCAATTAATTCATTTTCGATTGAATGGGATCCCTCTGTTTGTTCGGCAACAATTAATGCCTCGTCACCCAACGCTGCATCAACAGGTTGTACTAAAAGGATCGTATCTTTACCGTTTTGTAACATCTTATTACCTCCTATTTCCCAATATAAAAGCGAACGTTTAGCACTCCTTGATAAGGGAAGCCAACGTCCGCTGGTTCTATAACTCTCATATTTGGTTCGATATTAAATCTATTAACCTTGAAGCCTTCTACTTGCCAAGGCTCTTTGGATAATGCTTGTATCATAAGGTTTAATATTTCAATTGTTTCCTTTTTCCCCTTATAGTCGCTATAACATTGAAGTGTCCAAGGAATGTTCTCCCTATAGCTTGTTTTTGATTCAAACGGGCTCACTATAGGGCTACCGATAGCAACATAGGGTAATTCTGTGTCTTGAGGAACATAATCGAATACGCCTGTTATTTTAGCTTTTAAAGCTATATCATTATTTAAGCGTTTAAAAATAGCCTGTTGTAATGGCCACAGGGCAGTTTCAAGCAAATTATCACGCCCCTAACTTGTTCATTTCTCTTTCAAAGTATTTACTTCCAGCTTCTAAAGCAGGACTCCAATAAGGTTGGGATTTCATCCCTCGAGTATAAACGAATCTTCCTAACTTCTCAGACCAATACACCCAAGGTTCCTTTCTTCCATTTCCTTCTTTGGCATAAATACCAGTACCGAATTCCACATAAATTCCATAGGAAGCACCTACAATAATTTCAGCAGACAAACCTCGTTTATAAAATCTAACCTCAATGGATTGTCTTAGATTCCCGTCATCCACTGGAGCCAATGCCTGCGCTTGACTTTTAATCATCTGGGCAGTTTCAGCAACTACTCGTTTTACGGCTTTTATATACTGCTTTTCAAACCGCTTAACAGTACGTTCGAATTGCCTTATTCCACCCATTTCGATACCTATTTTAATACCTCTTCTACCCATCTATTAACCTCAAATTAACCTTCATAATTTCATGCTGACCACCTTGATCTAAAGGCTTGCTTGCCAATTCATACGTATCACCTTCACAGACGACTCTCATAGTTGTTTTGATATCAGTACGGTAAGGATAATATAATTGTCGATCAAACGGATGTTGCAGTTGTTGGGCTTGAAAGATTTCATTTGATTTAGGAGTATCTAAGAAACCGTCAATTTCGTCATAAGTTTCCCATCCCCCTGGAATCCATCCGCCTCCACCATCTGATTTAGGTGGGGTTTCAACTTTAAAAATAACTTTGTGAGGAAACTCATCCATTATCTAAACCTCACTTTACGATAAGGTCTTAAATTGTCTTTAATCTTATCTGGCAGGTTAGTATCGTATGAATAAGACACACTACCCATTTGTCGGCTAGCTAAACCTTTACTTTTAAGCTTATATTTAATTGATTCAGCAATAAATATCTTAA